TGCTCAGAACGCTTTTAACTTATCGTCTCAAGCACAAGCGTTCTTATGGCAAGAGTTAAGAGACCAAGCTGATTATGACTTTAAATGGGCAGATAGTGAGGCTAGTCGTAAAACACAATTATTGTATGCTGCTATAGGAAATGAAAGTGAGTCCGCAAAGAATTGGTCAACTAACTTAACATCAATTACAGCAATTATTGATGATATATTTGGAGATAATGGATAATGGGAATATTTAGTAAAATTTGGAAAGGTATAAAAAAAACAGTTAAGAAAGTTGCTAGAGGCATCAAGAAAGTTGTTAAGAAAGTTGGTAGAGCTTTTGGTAAACTTGGGGTCGTGGGGCAGATTGGATTAATGTTTTTAATGCCCTATGCTATGCAAGGACTAGGCACGTTTTGGAAAGGCTTTGGAGGCTTTGCAAATAAGCTTGCTGCTAGTCAAGGCGTAGGTAGTCAAATATTTGGTAAAGCTTTAAGCACAATTCATACAGCAGGAAGTATGGTAGGTAAAGTCTATACAGGTATTACTAATACTATTGATGCTGCGTTTGATGTTGCTACTGGTAAAGGAACGTTTAAAGATTTGAAAGATGCTGCAGGTTCTATATTTAGTGGACCTACTAATGAAGCTAAATCTTTATTAACAGGAGATAAGTTAGCTACCTACAAAAAAGAACAGGCGTTATTAGATATTCCTAAAACACCTACAGTAGATGTAAAAGAAGTAGCGTTACCTAAAATTGATGAAACAATTAAAAAAGGCGTTCCTAAAATTGAAATTTCATCTGTACCTACTACGCCAGAACAAAAATCATTGACAGACAAAGCCTTAGAATATGGTCAAAAACAAATTGATAATGTTAAGACAGCTATCACAGATTTTGATTTAGGCGAAAATATAGTTGCGGGAACACAAAAAGGTATTCAACAAGCGACCGCTCAAAAAATTGTTGGAGAAGTTGAACCAGTTTACAATAATACAACATTAAACTTACAATCATATATGGGTGCAGCACACAATAACGATTCAGTATTTAATGAAGTTGATTTAGCAGTTCAAAGAAACGTAGGTAATCCCTATGCTTTAACAGCTTTAAAAAACTATGATTACGTACAATCAGGGCTATTACCAGATGAGACATCATGGTTTCATAACAGACAACACGCAATAAATGTTGCAGGCGGAGATTAATATAAATTATGGAAAGATTACCATTAGAGGAATACGACCCACAGGGCATAGAAGCAGTTGGTAAAGCTGGTAGAGCTATCCCCGGACAGTCATTAACAAACGACCCAGATTCACAATATCCGTGGGAAGGTGCACCACAATTCACAAACTTCAAAGAAGCTTTAGACTACACCGTAGGCGAGCTTATTGATGAAGATGTGTATGTGTCAGTTGTATCCGGTATAGGTCAAGGAGTTCCTATCAGTGATGTAGCAATGCAAGTTTTATACGCAGGCTTTAAAGCAGGTAAATGGAATCCTGATTTAATGCTAATGCTTATAGAGCCTCTCATGTATATTCTTATTGCTTTATGTGAAAAAGCCGGTGTTGAATATACGCTTTATAACGGTGAAGAAGAAGAAGATGAGGATATGGGAGGACCGGATACAGAGTTAGAACAAGTTAAAGATATGTTAAAAACTAAAGTTCCTAACAAACAAAGTGTCTCAGCTTCCTCAGTCCCTCAAGATATTCTTGAAAAGGTTGAGAACGTAGAGATATCCCCAAGCTTATTATCTCCTCAAAACGAACCTGAACCAGCACCATCATCAAATTTATTAGGAAGAACGGAGTAATTTATGTCTAGATACGAATCCAAATCAGAAGCTTTTGGTCAAGGTATTTTAAAAGACCAACGACAACGAGCAGATAAAATTGCTAAAGAACAAGAAAGTTTTGCTAAAAAAGTAGCAGGTGCTCAAATGTTTGCTAAAGGTGTAACTTCTTATCTTGACGATAGAATGGAACGGTTTAATAATTCATTAGCAGATGAGAAAGCGTATTTAGCAACAATTCAAGGACAAGCTAAGAATATATTAAATCAACAAACAGCTCTTGAACAGTCAGGACTAACTGTTGAAGAATATATGGAAGAAAAACTTTTAAGTAATTTTCAATCTCAAGCAGAAAGGAAAGTTAAAGGTGTTATGGTTCAAGTTGCAAAAGATGATGGTAGTATTATTGAAGTTCCTTCTTATGATATTCCTAAAGCCACCCTTAGAAAATCAAAATTTATAATAGGTAGAGGCGAAGGAAAAGATGATGCTGATACTCCGGGAACTAGAAGAGAAGTTGATTTTGAAACTCTTGTAAATGAACAATCAAATGCATTTAGAAAATTAGTTGTTCAAGCAAGAACCGTTCCAACTGATGCTAAAGATATTGAAAATTATTTAAAAACATATGCTAATCAAGAGATGCCTCAAAATATGTTTTCTTTTGTAACACGAGGATTAAGAAATGTTTTAAGTGGAGAAAATGCAGATTCACTAAAAGATAAAATTAATAGAACAACTGCAACCGTTTTATCTGATAATATTTTTTCACCATTTAAAAATTTTAGTGATACTTTTAACGGTGTTAATACTCTTGTACCTAATTTACATACAGACTTTATAGATGAATTACAAAAAGATTTTACGTATAAAAACGGAAAAGTTGTTAGTAAAAAATATAATAAAATTGTTAAAGATGTAACAACTAAAGTAGAATTAAAACCTGAAATAAGTGAAGACCCTATAACAAACGAAAAAACAACTGTTATAAAAGCTTATCCAATTGTTACTACTAAACATGTAGATAACACAGCAGATGTAGCAATTCCAGAAAAGGGTGTTGAAGTCAGTTCCGCTTCACAATTACTAGTTGTTTATAATTCTCAATTATCAACTTCCTTTAATAATGAATTAACCAATGAAGGTAAAGAGGCTTGGGCAACTTATCAAAAAGATAAACCTACATGGATTAAAACGCCAATGCAAGAATTTTCTATGTTTTTACAAGAGGGAATAGTAGATGATGGTGAAGCCTCTAATAAATATTTAAAGCCTGACTTTGACATGGAAAGAATATTAGAAAATTTTTTACAGGGAGCAGGAAAGGAGTTTTTCGATGCAGCTCAGCAGATTCCTCAAGAAGAAGGCGAATCAACTGAAGACTATAATAAAAGAGTTAAAGAAGAAAGTGAAAGAATAAGAAAACAGTTCTTAGATTCTTTAATAGATATTAGTCAACCTTTATTTGATATGTCTTTACAATTCCAAAAAAGAGATAAGTAGGAGTAACCTTTGAGTATAATAGACAGGGACCGTCCTGAAAAAGATGATGAAGAAAAAACTTTTTTTGAAAGATTTCAAGAATCTTTAATTAAGACAATAAAAAATCGTTCTCCTGTATTTACAGTTGCTAATGCTGTTGATGATTTAAATAGAAACATTTCTGATAAAACAAAAAATGAAATTGAAAAATCTGGTTCTTTAAGTGCAAAAGCCCTAGTCAAAGCAGGAAATGTTGTTGAAAGTGCTCAAAGAACACTTGGAGGAGGTGGAGCAGACGTAGCTCAAGAATCATTACAATTAGTAAATCTTATTGCTGATAAAACAAACATTTATGATTTTGATGATGAGATGCATGATAAACAACAAGAGTTTATAAATAGAAATCTACAAAACTTATTTGGTGAAGAAACTGTTGAAACAACAAAACGTGGTAAAAAAACAATTGCTAAAATAAAAGAGCCTGAATATTTTGGAGGTTCTTTTGCACGTGACATAACATCTATTTTAGGAAGTATTTTTGTAGGTACAAAAGGTGTTGGTAAAGTCGGGACACTTGCTACAAGAACACCTCAAGGACAGAAAGTTGCTGAAGCAATTGCTAAAACTTCTATTGGTACAAAATCTGTTAAGTATGGTCAATATCTTACAGGTGCCACGATTGGCGAACAAGTATCTATAAATCCTTACGAAGATAGATTAGCAAATTTTTTAGGGGAAATGATAGGCAATGATGAAGGAACTTTAAACGATTTATTAAAATATCTTGAAGCTGATGAGAATAAATCTGAGTTAGAAGCCCGGATGGGTTTATTTTATGAAGGGCTTGCATTTACTGCAGGACTTCCTGCTGCTTGGTTTGGAAGTAAAGCCGTACATAGGGTTGTACAAAACAAAGAAGAGTTCATGAAGGCACTAAAAGATTTATCTACAGGAATGCAAAAAGGTTCTATAAATACTGATATGTTTAAAAATGTTTTAAAAACAGCTTCTAATAATAGTACTAAAAGAGCACCACATTTAGCAGAAAAATTTGATGAAGATGTATCTAAACTTTGGCAATTTTCTAGCAACACTTTAAAAAGAGCAATAAGCACGCTTGGAATAAATAAAATAGGAATAGGTGTTCAAGAGTTAGTAAAATCTAGAGGCTTTATGACTCCTAGAATATTTGAAGTCTTTAATAAAAGTGAGGCTTCTAAAAATGCATGGGTAGATGCTACAGAAAATGTTGTTAAACAAATGGAAGCAACAATTGATAGTCTTGTAACAACTACAAAGAAATATAAAAACAGAGATAAGTTAGAAGCAAATATAACAGAGGCTTTAAGTGACCCTAAATTTGCTGCATTATCTACCAGCAGTGCTAGAAATTTAGATGAAGGATTAACATATTATGATGATATTCCCGGATTAACCGATGAAGGTAGAAAAACATTAAATAAATCTGTAGATGTAAAAAACCAAGCAAAAAAAGATTTTGATGAAGCTCAAAAAGAATTTAATAAACTTGTACCTCCTGCACTAAGAAATGACGTAATGCAAATGAGGGGCTTAATAGATGATTTTAGTGAGATGTTTTTACAACTACCAAACAATCAAATATCAAAAGAGTTAAAAGAAACAATTTCTAATAACATGGGTAAATGGTTGCATAGAAGTTATGAAGTTTTTGAAAGCCCTGCATTAGCACAAAAAAGATTAAATGAGTTTGAACGTTTTATGGGAGTTAGTGAAGGTTTTAAAAAATATATAAATAGTGTTAAAAATAAATTAAAACTTTCTAATCCTTATCAAAAAGAATTTGATACTGCAACAGAACATTTTATGAAAGCTTTAAGCAAGCAAAGTCAATATAAAGATATGGACCCTGAAAATTTACATGCAATTGCATTAAACGAAGTATATGATGTTTTAAAATTAGCAGTTGAAAAAGGAGATGCTACAGATTACTTTGGTAGAATGGACGGATTTTTTGGCTCTAATAGAAGTATGTTAAAAAGAAAAGGTGATATAGACGAACCTTTAAGACTTTTGTTAGGTGAAATTAAAAGCCCAACCGTGAATATATTAAAAAGTATAAGCCATGTTTCTTCTTTTATTGAAGATACAAAATTTGCAAGCGAAGCATACGGTTTATTAAAAGGAAGACTTCAAAGAAAAGGCGGTGAAAAAAGACTAAAAGGACATATATTTAATAGAAGATTTGTAGACCCCGACACAGGTATTGCGTATACAACTAAATTAAAAGGACAACAATACGGTGAGTTAAACGGAAAATTTATGACTAAAGAAATGGCTATGATGTTTAGTGAACGTGGTGGGCTATTAGGAAAAATTGGTAAGAGTGAAGCATATAAAACTTTCTTAGCATTTAAAGGCTATGGACAAGCTTCTAAAACTGTATTTAATCATATAACACATTTAAGAAACACCATAGGAGGAGTTTTCTTTTCTTTGGCAAATGGTAATAATCCATTTAAAGATTCTCAAAAGGCAATAAAAACATTGTATGAGAAAAATTTTAAAGATGTGGGCGAGGCAGAGTCGTTGGCATATTATAACAAATTAGTTTCTCTAGATTTAGTAAACACAGGTGCTCGTTACGGGGATGTTAAAGCACTTTTAAAAGATGCATCAGAGTCTAAGATTGATGATTTTTTAGCTTCTAGATTAAAAACGTTTGGAAGTACAGCAGACACTCTAAAAAAATACGGTAAAAATATTCAAAATCTTTATATTGCAGAAGACGATTTATTTAAAATAGTAAATTATGAGCAGGAATTATCTAGTCTTTTAAAAGGAGCAAAAGAAGTTAAATATAAAATTCCTAACAGTAGAAAAGCAGCTTCGTTTGATGAGTATATAAAATTTAATCCTCAATACATGCAAGATTTAGAACGTCAAGCAGCAAACATTGTAAGAAATACTATACCTACTTATTCATTAGTTCCGACTGGTATTAAACAATTAAGAAAACTTCCCTTCGGTAATTACTTTTCATTCCCAGCAGAAATGGTTAGAACAAGCGTTAATATTGTTGAGCAAGGTTTAAAAGAAATGTTTTTAAGTGGAGGACCTTTATTAGGAACAACTAGAAGAAGAGGAGCTAGAAGATTGGCAGGGTTTAGTGTTGCAGGAATGTTTGGTAATGAGGGATTAAATACTGCAACTAAAATGTGGCACGGAGTTAGTGATAAAGAAGAAGAAGCACTTAGATATTTAGACCCTTATGATTATTCTAAAAATTCAAAATTTATTTACTACAGAGATAAAGATGGAACCTTATATAAAAATGACTTTAGTTTTATAGACCCTTACGATGTTATCAAAAGACCTTTACAAACAGCTATATATAAATTTGCTCACGGTAAACACTCAGAAGAAAATTTAGATAAAATATTAAAAGAGGCTATACAAGAAAGTGCAGCAGAGTTTGTAAGACCTTTTGTTAGTGAAGCTATGTTGACAGCAGGAATAATGAATGTTATTCGTGGAAGAACATCAGAAGGTTATCCAATAAAAGGCTGGGACAATGCGACTCCCGGAGAGTTTGCAGCTATTGCTTTTGAAGAAATTGCATGGAAACCTTTTGTTCCGGGGGGTTTTAGAGAGATTCCAAAATTTACAAAAGCAACTATGGGTTCTAGAGATTATAATAAAGCATTAGACGGAGGTTTAAAAAGTGTTTTAGAAAATGTTTTTGCGGGTAAAACTGGTGAAAAAGATTATGATTTAAAAGGACAACTGATTGCAAACTTTACTGGATTTAGATTTGAAAAAGTAGATGTAAAAAAATCACTAGAATTAAAAGCTAAACAATATTTACGAGCCTATGACGATTCTTCTAAAAACTTAAATGACCAGTTTGATTCTAATAAAACAGGTAACGATATATTAATTGAAGTAGCAAAACAAAACAGAAATCATTATTATGCGTACAAAGATATAAAATTAGCCGTAGATTCAGCCTATAGATTGGGACTTGATAGGACTTCTATAAATAATATATTAGAAAATGCAGGAGTTCCTCAAGGTACTAGAACTAAAATAAGTCAAAATAAATATGTACCGTTAGAAATATCGGAACCAAAATTTGAAAGGTTTAAAAAAGAAAATTTACAAGGACCTATGGGGGCTCTTCAATTAGACGGATATTTAGATTGGTATAGAAGAAGATTTAGAGGTCTTCCAGTAATTGATTTTGGTTTTCAAAAAGAAAAAGATACGCAAGAAGCTGGCGAACCGTTAATACCAAGAAAATCTATAGAAAGATTAAGAGACCCAGAACTTACTATTTCTGATAAATTAGGTTTTGGTAGTGCAGAAAAATTAAAAAGCAAAGCACGAAGGACCGGAGAAGCTAAAGGTGGATTTATAGAAGGACCAGACGTTGTTCCCTCTACTAAAGAAGACCCAGCAGAAAGAGTTAATCCTTTCACGGGTGAACCTTATCAAGAACAAATGAAACGACTTGGATTTGGAGATGACGAATGAATGTAGAACAATGTAAAGCTGAAATCAAACGACATGAGGGCGAAGTCCTAGAGATTTATATGGATAGTTTAGGCTATAAGACTCTAGGAGTTGGTCATCTATGTCAACCTAATGACCCTGAATACGACTGGGAAGTAGGTACACCAGTGCCTCAAAACGTTGTAGACAGGTACTATATGATAGATTTTGATAAGCATTATGCAGAAGCAATACATGTATTTGGTAGTAGAGAAGAGTTTGAAAACTTACCGGAACCTATCCAACGTGTGTTAGTAAATATGTGTTTTAACTTGGGCGGTACAAGACTTTCAAAGTTCCGTAACATGCTAAAAGCTTGTAG